CTAAAGGGGAGAGGCCGAAGCCCCTCCCGATTGGTTATCTGATGATGAATGGGTCGTTAAAGTATTTAGACTTAGAGTGTTGGTAGCCATTGCGATACATTTCTTTGATGCAGTCATCCACCCAGCTAGCCTGACCGTTTCGTATCTTCGTGGCTAACGAAGACATTTGTTGGAGTTCGTAACGTCTGAGCTGCCGCTGCTCGTCACGCTCTTTCTTTTTCTTAGTCATATCGTTCTCCTTGTGGGGGGCCGAAGCCCCCCGGTTGATTATGGTGTAGCTACTAGTACGAAGTAGAGCAAAGCTACAAAACCTAGTGCGCATAAGTACTCACATATACGTTGCATTACTTCCTCGCTTTAAATCTTGTTGATTGGATACTAGCCATTGCTTGCACGTGACGTTGCATCTCTCGTTCAAGCGCCTCTTTTCGTCGGTTTTTGCGGCGAACCTCTCTAACGTGTTTGTCCTCACGTGGTGGCATCGTCGCTGTTATACCGAGCCATGCCATGAACCCAAGTAACAACACACTTATCGCAATAAACGCTATCATAAACATATCCATTGTCTTGCCTTTCGTTGTGGGGGAGCCGAAGCTCCCCCGGTTGATTAGATCCCGAGTTCATCGAGACCGTGATTACTGTTGAGCCGAGCACATTCTGCGTCGGCCTCGTCCTTAGTCTCGTAAGCCTCACGACGCTTACCAGATTCATCTTCGATTACATACAAGTACTCGCTTGTACCATCGAACCATCGTGTCACTGAGTAGGGTGCTAGATTAATTCCAGCCATTGTCTTACCTTTCGTTATCGCAGGACTTGATTGCCCCGTTCGATAATTATAATATGACAGGTTATCACGTGAATTACAATAGATGTTCTGACATTATTTGCTAGAGTATGACACTATTTGATAGGAATAGGTAGGGGGGTCTTTTTCTAGGGCGAAATATTTTGGACCCTACCCTACCCCCATGACCCCGTGACAGCTTGGGACTCCGAGTACTACTATATAAATACTATTTCAGACGAAAATTCTGTACTTTTTTAAGTTTTGGCTATTCGGTAGCAGCGTTGTAGTCTTCGTTTTTTATTTCTTCATCAAGAGGAGGGACTATATGTACTTCTCTGGTTTCTACATCTACATAAGCCATACGGACCCCTAATAGTTTCTGAAGGGGAGTAAGTACTCTGTATATTCTGTTTTCTTGACCGCGTTCCGGTACGTATCGTTTAGCATCTTTCTTGGCATCGAAGAGGTATATTTTACCCTTTTCGGTTATTGCTACAACATCTACAGGCCCAACAATTGCTGATGCTGGGTAGACATACATATTAAGGCGCAAAAGATATTCTGCGAGAATTGTTTCACAAATTTGTCCTTCCGTATGCCGTTTATCCATATAGAGAAGACCCCCCTTTGGAGTCCCATACCTCCGGTTGAAATAAAAGATCTTTCTGTTATAATTATATTAACGGTTTGCCTATTAGCTACCTGCGGAAAATTAATGCCATTAGTTATAGAACCAGAATTAGGAGTTCCATTCTCCCCTAACACTCCTTATATAGACCTACGTGAACGTGCTCAGTACGCGTGTAATACGGCTGCAAAACTGGCTGAACACGGTTTAGACGTAGAACCAACTACAGAAGATAAGGATACAGCAGCCAAGTTAGCTTTAGCTTACGCAGATAATCCTGAGAAAGTCTCTAAAAAAGTGACATCCAGAAAAGCGGCTGCTTTAACCCCTGCATCACTTCTTATGACAAATAGTATATTACAGGAGTTTGGACAGTCTGTTGTAGATAACGCTGTACAGATAAGACATCTGGTAACAAACAAGCTCGTACTGGAAGCAGAGAACCCTGACCCACGGGTACGTATCCGTGCATTGGAGTTGTTAGGTAAGATTTCTGATGTCGGTCTTTTTGCAGAAAAGTCAGAAGTTACAATAACGCATCAGTCTACGGAAGATTTAAGGTTAAAGTTACGTTCTAAGTTAGCTAAACTTGTAAACCCTCCAGAGGAAGATACTGATGGTGTTATAATAGACGGCAAAGCTATGGACGTTAATGAAGAACTTGGGTTAGAAGCGACAGAACCGGATGACAACGACGACGCAAAGTAGAGCAGAGGACTTTACGGGGCATGAAGTTCAAATCATGCTGGATAACCTCGACAAATATTCTGCCGAAGAGGTTGCAGAAATAGACAGACTTGTAGATGAGCTGTCTGTTCGGAAATATAACGACAGTGTACGTGAAGATCTTATAGAATTTTGTAAACATATGCAGCCTGATTACAAGGTAGGCAAACATCACCGTATGTTGGCTGATATGTTGATGGGTATAGAGCAGGGGATTAAAGATCGTATCTGTGTTAACATCCCACCTCGTCATGGTAAGTCCCAATTAGTCTCTATTATGTTCCCCGCATGGTATTTAGGGCGGAATCCGGGCAAAAAAGTGATGATGGTGTCCCATACTACCGACTTGGCGGTGGATTTTGGGCGTAAAGTACGTAATTTGATCGCTACAGACGCCTATAAAGCTATTTTTCCGACTGTTTCACTCGCTGTAGACTCTAAATCGGCTGGTAGATGGAATACAAACGCTGGTGGAGAGTATTATGCGTGTGGTATTGGCTCCTCTATCGCTGGTCGAGGTGCTGATTTGTTGCTAATTGATGATCCACACTCAGAACAGGACGTAATTAACGGTAATTTTGAGGTTTTTGAGAAGGCTTACGAATGGTTTACCTACGGTGCTCGTACTCGTCTTATGCCGGGGGGTAGTGTAGCTATAATCCAGACCAGATGGCATATGGATGACCTGACCGGGCGTGTTGTTACAGATATGTCTAAAAACGATAAGGCGGATCAGTACGAAATAGTTGAGTTTCCAGCTATATTGGAAATACCCGATAAAAACAGTTCCGGCTATATACAGAAACCTCTGTGGCCTGATTTTTTTGACTTAGACGCATTACTCCGCACTAAAGCGTCAATGCCTACGTTGCACTGGAACGCTCAATATCAACAAGAACCAACGGCAGAAGAAGCCTCTATTGTAAAACGGGAATGGTGGCAGTCGTGGGGTGAAGATAAAGCGCCTATGTGTGAGTACCTGATAATGTCTTTGGACGCAGCTGCTGAGTCTCATAACCGAGCTGACTTCACAGCACTCACAACATGGGGCGTTTTCTTAAACGAAGAGACTGGCGCGTACAATATTATATTGTTAAATAGTATAAAGAAGCGTATGGAGTTTCCTGAGTTAAAACAGCTAGCTATGGAAGAATACGGAGAATGGGAACCGGATTCGTTTATTGTGGAAAAGAAGAGTTCCGGTACAGCTTTGTATCAGGAAATGCGTAGAATGGGATTACCTGTGCAGGAATATACTCCCCATAGAGGATCGGGAGATAAGATGGCAAGGTTAAATTCTGTTTCCGATATTGTAGCTTCTGGTTTAGTGTGGGTTCCTGCTACACGTTGGGCAGAAGAAGTGGTAGAAGAAATTGCCGGGTTTCCATTTATGAGCCACGATGACTTAGTTGACTCTACCATAATGGCTCTTATGAGATTTAGGCAAGGCGGTTTTATAAGACTGCCTTCTGATGAACCGGAAGAAATACAATATTTTAAACGTCGTGCTGGCGGGTATTATTAGGAATGTATTATGGCTATTGAAAAAACAATGACACCGTTACCCGAAGGAATAGAAGAACCCGAAGGTGAGTTAGAGATAGAAGTTGTTAATCCTGACATGGTTACTCTTGATGATGGTAGTGTTGAGATAACTCTTATCCCCGGCGGAAAAGATGGGGGCGAGAAAGACGTATTTGACAGGAACATAGCCGAAGATTTAGAAGAGGGCGAATTAGCAAATATAGCTGATGAACTTATAGGATTGGTCGATGCTGACATTGATTCTCGCAAGGATTGGGCAGACACCTTCGTTAAAGGACTCGACGTGCTTGGATTTAAGTACGAAGAAAGGACGGATCCGTGGGAAGGCGCGTGTGGTGTTTATTCGACGGTGCTTGCGGAAGCGGCTATCCGCTTTCAAGCGGAGACTATGAGTGAGACTTTTCCTTCTGCTGGTCCTGTAAAAACCAAGATACTCGGAGAAGAAACAAAAGAAAAAGAAGAAGCTGCTGCCCGTGTAAAAGCAGACATGAACTATGAACTTACTGAGCGTATGATTGAGTATCGTCCCGAACACGAACGACTCTTATATAGTCTCGGGCTTTCAGGATCTGCCTTTAAAAAAGTTTACTATGATCCAAATATAGATCGCCAGACAGCTATCTACATTCCAGCAGAAGATGTTATCGTGCCTTATGGCGCGTCTCATATAGAAAGTGCAGAACGTGTTACGCATATAATGCGTAAAACAAAGAATGACCTGAAAAAACTTCAGGCTAACGAGTTTTATAGAGACATAGAGTTACAAGAACCACAACCGTTTCATACTGATATAGAAGAACGTAAAGCCGAAGAGGGTGGTTATTCTATAACTGATGATGATCGGTATGCAATTTATGAAATACATGCTGACCTAATCATTGATGGTATTGATGATTCTGAAGATGAAATAGCAAAACCTTACGTAGTTACTATAGAACGCAGTACTAATGAAGTGCTTGCTGTACGTAGAAACTGGGATCCTGAAGATCCGCTTATGTTAAAACGCCAACATTTTGTGCATTATGTATATGTGCCGGGGTTTGGTTTTTATGGTTTAGGTCTTATTCACATTATTGGTGGGTATGCCAAAGCTGGTACGAGTATTATTCGGCAATTAGTAGACGCAGGTACGTTATCTAATCTACCGGGCGGTATAAAATCTCGGGGTCTTAGAATTAAAGGCGATGATACGCCTATCGAACCCGGCGAGTGGCGTGACGTAGATGTACCGTCAGGCAGCATACGCGATAATATTATGCCGCTCCCATATAAAGAACCCAGCAATACACTTCTCCAACTTCTTAACCAGATTACAACCGAAGGCCGTCGTCTTGGTGCTATCAGCGATATGAATATATCTGATATGTCGGCTAATGCACCTGTAGGCACGACACTGGCTTTACTTGAACGCACTCTCAAACCTATGGCTGCGGTACAGGCTCGTGTTCATTACGCAATGAAACAGGAGTTTAAACTTCTTAAAGAAATAATGGCCGAATATGCGGCTGATTCATATGACTACAAACCGTTTCGCGGAGAGATAAGCGCCAGACGTTCAGATTACGATACTGTAGACGTAATTCCTGTTAGTGATCCTAACAGTTCTACTATGGCGCAACGAGTTGTACAGTATCAAGCTGTCCTTCAGATGTCTCAGTCTGCACCACAGATATATGACCTGCCACAGTTACACAGGCAGATGATCGAAGTGTTGGGTGTTAAGAACGCGGATAAACTTGTTCCCACTAAAGATGACGCTATTCCTACAGATCCTGTTAGTGAAAATATGGCCGCATTAGTTGGAAAACCAATGAGAGCTTTTATATACCAAGACCATGATGCTCATATAGGAACACACATGGCGTTTATGCAAGATCCTATGGTTGCTCAGTTGATTGGGCAAAACCCACAAGCACAACAAATTATGATGTCGTTGCAAGCACACATAGCAGAACATCTAGGGTTTAACTATCGTAAACAGATAGAAGAAAAACTTGGTGTTCCGCTTCCGCCACCTGACCAACCGTTGTCTGAAGAAATTGAAACTGAACTTTCAAGGCTTGTTGCTGACGCAGGTAAACAACTTACTGAAACTCATAAACAAGAAGCTGCTCAACGAGAAGCCCAACAAAAGGCACAAGATCCTGTATTGCAACTACGACGTGAAGAAGTAGCTATTAAACAGGCCGAAGTACAACGTAAGACCCAAAAAGATCAGGCTGATTCTGCGCTACAACAAGCGGAGTTAATGCGTAAGGCACAAAAAGATCAGACTGATGCGGCTACAAACGCACAACGAGTAGAAAATGAACAGGCCGGTATAGTTATAGACGCACAAAAAGCTAAAGTAAAAATTGATGCGGAGGTAAAGAAGGAGTCAGATAAACTAGATTTAGAAATATTTAAAGCAGTAACTACTCCTCCACCTAACAATAGAAGAGAGTAAATATGCCAAGAACCGTCTTTGACGTGCTTAAAGAACGCATCGGGGAACAAAAATCCTCTGCTGTAGAATTTCTTACTGGGGGAGGTCCAAAAGACTTTGCTGAGTATAGAAATGTGTGTGGTTTGATCCGGGGTCTCGACACCGCACTTTCACATATAGAAGACCTCTCGCGCAATTATTTGGAAGATGATGACGATGAATAGCACAGCAACAGAACTTAAACCTGTATCTGATGAAGATTGGGAAGCACAATTACCTATACCATGTGGATATCATATATTGGTAGCTTTGCCTGATATTGATGACTATTACGGAGGAGGTCTTCTGTTAAAAACAGAAAGCGAAAAACATAGGGAGTATATTACTTCTATTATGGGTATCGTTATAGACATGGGCAGCGGTGCATATACTGACAAAGAACGTTTTCCTGATGGTCCTTGGTGTAAGGTTGGTGATTACGTTATGTTTCGTATGAATACTGGCACACGTTTTACTGTTAATAGTAAAGAGTTTAGATTGATGAACGACGATTCTGTTGAGGCAGTTATTCCTGATCCTCGCGGTATCTGCAAAGCATAGGAGGGTATTCATATGCCTTTTGAAAAAGTAGAGTTTAGTTTCCCAGAACCTGATAATGAAGAAGAAGCAAAGATTGAAGTAGAATCTTCTAGTGCTGTAGATGTTGATCTATCTGGTAGCATAGTTGAGGAAACAAAAGAACCTTCCAAAAAAACAGCTAATGGAGCTGATGATTTTGAAGTTGAGGTTGTGGATGATATTCCTGAACAAGACAGGGGGCGTAAAGCATCTGAACCTCCTGAAGAAGTGACCGATGAAGAACTTGAAGATTATTCTGATAAAGTTCGTAAGAGGATAAAGCATTTTAGTAAAGGATATCACGACGAACGTAGGGCAAAAGAACAAGCTCTTCGTGAGCGTGAAGAGCTTGAGAGGTATACTCAACAGCTTGTAGAAGAGAACAAAGGTCTTAAAACATCTGCTACTAAAAACCAAACAGTGCTTTTAGATCAAGCTAAACGTACAGCAGATAGTGATCTGGAAAGAGCTAAAAGTGCGTATAAAGAGGCTTACGAAGCCGGTGACTCAAACGCAGTCGTAGAAGCACAAGAACAGTTAACTTCTGCTAAGATACGATCAGATCGCTTAAACAACATACAAATACCTTTACAGGAAGAGGGAACCCCTGTAGAAGGAGATGTACCACAATCCGCTCCAGTGCAGGTTGATGACCGGGCTAATGAATGGGCGAAAGCTAATACATGGTTTGGTTCAGATGACGAAATGACAAGTTTTGCGCTGGGGCTGCATAATAAACTTGTCAAACAGGGCATAAGCCCGCAAAGTAATGACTACTACGACACTATAAATGGTCGTATGCGAGAAGTATTCCCCGAAAATTTCGAGGATACTGAAGAATTAGATAGAGAAACGCCTAAACGTAAGAAGGCTAATGTGGTTGCCCCCGCTACGCGGAGCACAACACCTAAGAAGGTGAGATTAACGCAAACACAAGTAACCCTTGCAAATCGTTTAGGAGTCCCTCTTGAAGAATACGCCAAACAGGTTGCAATAGAGATGAGGAAAGATGCTAATGGCTGATAATAGAATTAACCGTGAGCAAGAAACACGAGAAAAAACGACCCGTAAACGAGCTTGGACGCGCCCCGAGGTGCTTCCCTCACCTACTCCCGAGCCGGGTTATGAATTTCATTGGGTTCGTGTAGCGACGTTAGGTAACGTTGATGCTACTAATGTTTCCTCAAAACTGCGTGAAGGTTGGGAGCCTGTTAAGGCAGAAAACCACCCAGAGATTACAATGGTTACGATTGAACAAGAAAGGTTCAAGGATAATGTTGTAATTGGGGGGTTGATGCTTTGCAAAGCTCCAAAGGAGTTAGTTGAGGAGCGTAATGCTTATTACAATAAGCAAAGCAAAGCTCAAATAGCTGCTGTAGACAACAACCTAATGCGGGAGAATGACCCTCGTATGCCGCTTTTTAATGATCGGAAGACGAAGGTTACTTTTGGTGAAGGATCTTAACATTTAACTCGGGAGTATATAAGCAATGGCTTATCCTACTATCTCTGGTCCTTATGGACTAAAGCCCGTTAAGATGCTTGACAATTCTCCGTACAATGGTGCTACTCGGCAATATAGAATTGCCAGTGCATACGGCACCAACATATTTTGTGGAGATGTTGTAAAGCTCGTAACTGGCGGTACCGTCGAGCGGGATACCGCAGACGCTGCCATGACACCTATTGGTGTCTTCATGGGGTGTACTTACACTGACCCTAGTACGTCTCAAATCACATTCAAACAATATTGGCCCGCTAGCACAGTCGCTAGTGATGCTATGGCATATGTGGTCGATGATCCGAATGTGTTGTTCAAGGTTGCAGTTGTATCTTCTGGTACGACTATAGCTGATCTTGCTATTACTGACATTGGGGCAAACCTGCAAATGGTAGACAATACCGGCAGTACTGTTACTGGCAACTCAAAAATTGCTGTTGATGATACTTCTGCTACCACTGCTACTTTCCCACTTCGTGTAGTAGATGTAGTGACCGACACTAAGACTTCCGCAACGGCCTTCCCCGAAGCGCTCGTTAAGTGGAATGCTGGTCACATGCTAACCAACACAACCGGCGTTTAGAGGAGTAATGTAAAATGGCTATATCACGCGCCCAATTACTTAAAGAACTCCTCCCCGGCCTTAATGCTCTGTTTGGTATGGAGTATGCGAAGTACGGTGAAGAGCATAAGGAGATATTCGAAACCGAGTCTTCTGACCGCTCTTTTGAGGAAGAAACGAAACTGTCTGGTTTCTCTGCTGCACCTGTCAAAGACGAAGGCTCTGCCATCGAGTATGACAATGCACAGGAAGCATGGACGGCTCGTTATACACACGAAACCATTGCGATGGGATTCTCAGTTACTGAGGAAGCCGTTGAAGATAACTTGTATGACTCCTTGTCTGCTCGTTATACGAAGGCTCTTGCCCGCGCTATGGCTTACACAAAACAGGTCAAGGGGGCAGCTATTCTTAATGATGCCTTCTCCACCACTTACGGGGACGGCGTAGCGCTTTGCTCTACTTCTCACCCACTTGTTTCTGGTGGTACCAACTCTAACACTCCTTCGACTGCTGCTGATCTTAACGAGACTTCTCTTGAAGCCGCCGTTATCCAGATTGGTGGTTGGACGGATGAGCGTGACCTGTTGATTGCTGCTCGCCCACGTAAACTCGTTATCCCATCTGATTTGCAATTCGTTGCTACTCGGTTGTTGGAAACTGAGGGTCGTGTAAGCACAGCAGATAACGACCTGAACGCCATTAAGAGTAATGGTTCGATCCCTGAAGGTTATGCAGTCAACCACTATCTAACGGATACAGATGCGTGGTTTGTTATGACTGACGTACCTAATGGCTTGAAACACTTCACTCGTACAGCAATGCAGACATCTATGGATGCTGACTTTGATACGGGTAACAGTCGTTACAAGGCACGGGAGCGTTATTCTTTCGGTGTCTCTGATCCACTTGGAATTTTTGGATCACCCGGAGCGTAGTACCGCGTATTAAGGGGGGTACTTGTTACCCCCCTTTCTTTATTGTATAGTAACTTATCCCTGACAGTCGTATTGTGCGGCTGACACTAGCCAAGACAGGAGATACACATGGCTAATACGACTTTTAACGGTCCCGTCCGTTCTGAAAACGGGTTTGAGGTAATTAACAAAGCAGCTAGCACGGGTGTTGAAACTACCACCTTTGACGTTGCTTCCACTGGCATTGTTACGAACAAATATGTAAAGCACGTTGGCTTTGCTACAGGCGTTACTGTTAACACCACGGCTGGCGATAGCCCGGCTATCGGTGAGTTCACGCAACCCGCCAATACGATCATCACCAACATCAAAATATTCTGTGTTACGGCTCCTGTTATTGGAACTGGCGATATTGGTTATGAAGTTGGAACCTCTAGTTCTGGCGCACAAATTGTAGCGGCTGTTACTGACCAGATTCTTGATGGTGGAACCACAGTTGTAGTCGGAAACGTAACTTTGCCTTCGCTAGTTCTCCAGACTGAGAGTGGCACAACTGCCCCAGCTTCTGTTCAGTATGCTTCTGCTGAACGTACCATCTACTGTAATATTACTAACACCGTAGATGCAACTACTGCTGGCTCCTTCACGTTTATTATTGAATATGTGCAGGTTGCATAGTTGGGGGTCTGTTTTTCTAACTACTATAGGGAATAAGATATGTCCTCTGATATTCAATCTACATTTATAGAAGCCGCTGCCTTAGATGCAGATGGTATTTCAACAGCAGCGGCGGTTGGTGATGGTGCTAGTCTGGTTATAGGAGGAGCTTTAGCCTCTGGAGGATCAGTTACTTTTGACCAACCCCGTAACGTCACTATTCTTAGCGCTGGAGATGATTCAGGTATATCGTTTACAGTAACGGGAACTGATGAGACGGGGTCATCTGCAACTGAGTCTATAACAGGCGCTAATGCAGGTACGGCAACAGGGTCTGCTTATTTTGCAACTGTAACGGCAATTGCTGCAGTAGGAGATCCTGCTGGGAATGTAAGTGCTGGTTCTGGTACGGCTATTGCCGCTCCTATGTTTCGAGGCCGAATGAGGCTTCGTGGTATGTATGTTGTAAATACTGGCACTGCAGGTACGACTACTTTCAGACAAACTTCTTCGTCTGGCGCAGTAAAAATGCAGTTTAATACTGTGGCTTCTGCAAATACTACACAGTACCCTGATGTTCCTGATGATGGGATTTTGTTCGCGGGCGGCGGTTATGTTTTGTATACACAAACCACTCTGTCTTCCATAACGGTGTTTTATTCATAGGGTAGTTTCATGCGCTCATATTATAAATCTGGGGGTAGTGTACGCAAACCCGATAATATGCCAGCAAGGAACAAGAAAAACTTTAGGTCCACTAAGTCTGGTGCTGGTATGACTAAGGCTGGGGTAGCTTCGTACAGACGCAAAAACCCCGGCAGTAAGTTAAAAACAGCGGTTACGGGTAAAGTTAAACCCGGAAGTAAAGCCGCTAACAGGCGTAAGTCTTATTGTGCTCGTTCCGCAGGGCAGATGAAAAAGTTCCCCAAAGCAGCTAAAGATCCTAACAGCCGTCTTAGACAAGCCAGAAAACGCTGGAGGTGTTAAGTGCGTAGAGGACAACTTAGTATAAGACAGAAAAAAATGTTAGGTAAACATGCCAAACATCACACATCAAAACATATGGCAAGTATGAAAAAAGCTATGCGTAAAGGTAATTCGTTTAAAAGTGCTCACAACAAAGCTATGAAGAAAGTAGGTAAATAAGATGAAGAAAGATAAGAAAGTTATGAAATACCAAGCCGGTGATATGGTAGAAGCACCGCAGGAGTCAATGGGCGCTATGATGGGCGCTTTGGGCGCAGGTGCAGGTGCAGGTGCAGGTGCTACGGAAGCCGGTATAGAAGGCGCTTTAGCAGACGCTAAAATAGAAAAAATTAAACCAAAAAAGAGAAAGAGGGCAAAGAAGAAAAAAGT